AGGCGGCAATGGTAAGCGATTTGATGAATACTTGGAACGCTATTTTGAGACCGACATTGGTTGACCTGAAAGGCGATGCCTATTTCAAATCAACGCCAAAAGGCAGAAACGGCTTTCATCAATTGTTTCAGTTGGGGCAAGACGAATTGAATACCGAATGGAAGTCGTGGCAATTTCCGACAATTGCAAATCCAACTATTGCTAAAAGCGAAGTTGAAGCGATGCGTGACACTATGCCGGAATTGATTTACCGTCAGGAAGTGTTGGCAGAATTTATAGATTCTGACGGCGGCGTCTTCCGGCGCGTGCAAGAGGCGGCAACTCTTTCACCGCAAGAGCCGCAGCCGAACCGCCAGTACATTGCCGGCGTGGACGTGGCTTCGAGCGTGGACTTTACGGTCGTGAGCGTGTTCGATGTTGAGAGCCGCGAGATGGTGATGCTTGACCGCTTCAATAGGGTCGATTATCCGGTACTCATAAATCGCCTTGCGGCAATTTATTCGCGGTACGGATTGACTTCTATGGTCGTTGAGAGCAACAGCATCGGCAGACCGGTGATTGACGAGCTGGTGGCGCGTGGGCTGAATATCGTGCCATTTACGACCACATCGGCGACAAAGCAGTCAATTATTCAGAGCTTGCAATCAGCCTTCGAAAATGGGCAGATTCGAGTCTTAGACGAGCCGGTGCTTATCGGCGAACTGCTGAGTTTCGAGGCGACCAGAAACGCGTCGGGCAGCTTCAGCTATTCAGCGCCGAGCGGGATGCACGACGACTGCGTGATGTCACTGGCAATAGCGTGGAGCGGCTTGCAAGGTTCGGGCGTAATACTTTGGATGGATTAGGGAGTTAGCGAATATGGCGGATACTTTTAAGACGATTACGAACGTGCCAGGTTGGGTTGAGATGCTGACTTCCGATGGCGTTCCTGATTCTGTGGCGACGCTTTACAAGCGAGTTCCAATTCTATTCAGGGCGGTTCAATTGCGCTGTGATGCGATATCGAGCGTGCCGGTCAATATTTACAAAGGCGAAGAGAACGAGGTTGAGTGGCCTTACCCGACTAAGTTGGGTGAGCTGCTGTGGCGCTGGGAGGCATCGTTGCTTCTATCCGGCGGCGCGTTCGGTGAGATTATCAAGAACAAATCCGGCTTCCGCAAGGACGTCCGCTACCGCAATCCGTTCGACATGAGCGTCAAGTACGACAATGGCATCATCGACTTCAAGCAGAACTCAAGCGGCGTGACGTGGCAGAACGACCCGAAGGCGGGCAAGTTTGAGATGGTCTATATTCCGGAGTACGACCCGGCTCAAGATGTACTGCCCGGCGTGGGTTCGGCTATGGCTGCGACGGTTGACGCGAAGTTGTTGTATTCAATCAGCAAGTTTCCAGAGATGTACTTCGAGGGCGGCGCAATGCCGGTCACCTTGTTAGGCATTGACACGAACGACCGCGCAGAGATTGAGCGCATCCAGAACTGGTTCAAGAAGTCGGCAACGGCGATCAAGAACGCGTTCCGCGTGCTGGGTATTCGGGCTGGGTCTATCACGCCCACTACACTGACGCCGCCTTTGAGCGAGCTGGCGTTTCCTGAACTGAACGACATTGCGAAAGACAATATTTCGATGGCGTTTGGCATAAGGCAGACGATGCTTGACTCTACCGCCGCCAACTATGCGACGGCGCAGGAAGACCGGCTGGCCTTCTATGAGGACACGATCAAGCCAAGAGCGCGACTGTTTGCGGACACGTTGAATACGCAACTCTTGGCGCGTGACGGCTTGCGGATTGAGTTCAAGTTTGGCGAAATGGACTTGTTCCAAAAGGACGAGAACGACCGCGCCGACTTGCTTGGAAAACTCTCAAGCGCGGGATTGCCGATCGAAGTGGCATTGCAGTTGGCTGGGTACGAATTAAGCGACGAACAAACAGCGATGCTTGCCGCTCACCAAGAGCAATTGGACGAGCGCGAAGATGCGGAAGTGGAATTGCCGGAAGCAAACGAGCCAGAGGTTAATGAATTGCGTAAGTGGCAGAAGATGGCAGAGAAACGCGTCAAGGACGGCAAGGAAATGCGCGAGTTCGAAAGCGCGTTGATTGACCCGGCTTTGCATGGTGCTATCTCAGGCGCGTTGGAGTCGGTCAAGACGGTGGAAGAAGTCAAGCACTTATTCAACTCAGTTATCGAGTGGAGGAATTATCCATAATGCCTGAAGTAATCAACAGGGCTGAGATTGAGCGCAAGTTGGCGCGGTTAGTGAGCAAGGGCTTAAGTGCTGAACTTACCAAGTTGCTCGGCTATCTTGGCGACCCGCCCGACCTGACGAAAGTGCCTTACGAATACTGGCAGAACGGTTGGCGTTCGATTCAGAAGGACGTTGAGCCGGTATTGATGGATGTGTTTCTTCAGCAGGCTGGCGAAATTATGGATAGCGTCAGCATCGGTGTGGATTGGGCGCAGATAAACAGCGTGGCAATGAATTGGGCGCGGACTCATACCGAAGAAGTAATGACGCAAATGTTTCAAAAGACTTACGTGCACGTTGGCGAGAACGTTGCTGAATACTATCGGCAAGGCTGGGACTTGAAGCAATTGCGTGACCGGTTGATCGCCAGTGATTACAGTCCAAGACGGGCACAGATGATTGCCGTAACCGAAGCGAACAGGGCGGCGGTTGAAGGCGAACGCGCAATGGTGAAGGAACTAACCGAAATAACGGGCAAAGAGATGGTCCCTGTTTGGATGACAGATAACGACGAACACGTCTGTCCAGATTGTGAGCCAAGACACGAAAAAGAAATCAAAGATAACGACTTTCCACCAGCACATCCGAATTGCCGGTGCAGTGTGGCGTGGGACTGGCCGAAGAAATGATAAAGATAAAGCTTGAGGGCGCGGAAGAATTGATCGGCAAGCTGACCACGTTGGCGCAATTCAACAAAGTCAGGGCGCGTATTAGTCAGGAAGGTATCTACCTGCGCGGCAAGATGATTAGCTATCCAGCGCGAGTACATTCGGGCAACCCACTAATCAAGTCAAATGATAGAGTCAGGAAAGCGTTCTTTGCAAAGCTGAGATCAGGCGAGATCAGCGTGCCTTACAAGCGCACTGGCAACTTGAAAAACCATTGGTCAGTGGAGTCAGGTTTGAATGGCTTTACTGCGACAATTGGTAACAATGCGCTTTATGCGGAATTAGTGCAAGGTCCAGAACAAGCGAAGACGCATCAATGGTCAGGGTGGCTTACAACGACCGGCGCAATGAACATTTATGGTCCAGAAATTATTGCGAACATTACGCAAGCGTTAGAAGAAGAGGTAAAGAATGTTGGATAAACAAACCTATCGAATCAAGATTCAAGTGTCGGATGGCATTACCGAGCGCGAGGTGGAAGCCGACAAGCGCATGAAGTCGGACGGCGAGTGGCTTGAAACGGGCTGGCGCGTCTTGGGCGTGCCTTACGGCGGACCAATCAAGGGGCGCGACTTGGACGGCGAGGCTTTTACCGATGAAACCGACATCTGGCTGAAAGTTGGCGACTCGGTCAACGTCACCTACTATCACGGCTTCGACGCTGAGAAACAAGGCGAGAAACAAGCAGTTCCGGCGCTTATCGGCAAAGCCACTTACACGGGCAAAGACGAGCGCGGGCACTGGTTCGAGCCGATGCTGGATGGCGAAGAGCCACTGGCGCAACGGCTGATGAAAGCTGGTATTGACAATCTGCGCGCGTCAAGCGGGGCGGTAAACCACCTGGTACGCAAGGCGGCTGGCGGTCTGATAAGCGTATGGCCAATCGGCGAGCTGGCGCTGTTTGACGTGAACGACTGGCGCAAACCAGCGAACGACTTTGCGGTAGTGGAAGCAAAAGCCGCATTCACATTAGAAACCGACGCTATCACGGAGGCAGTCACGGAGGCAACAGGCGATGTTGCGGTTGACGCGGTTGAGGCGATGGCTATTACTGAAAGTATCAAATCAATCAATCCTATGGAGGAAAATACAATGGCTGACGAAACTGTCACCGAAGTAAAGGCTGAAGAGCCTAAATTGGATGTAGAGGCTATGAAAGCCGAAATCCGCAAATCAATCCTTGACGAAATGAAAGCCGCACCCGGCGAAGTCAAGGGCGTTCCCACGGTCAAAAACGCAAAAGAATCTGCCAGCTTCGGCAAGGCGTTCATGGCTTGGGCACAAGGCGATAATCCACGCGGACTGGCGGGTAA